GGATTCTAACGGAACGATTTAAGGAAATGCGAGAAACTATCGGAGCTTTGTTTATACCAGTATTAGCTTCATTGGTTGAGAAACTATTACCATTGGTTGATACGATTAGTAAATGGGCTCAAGAGAATCCCAAGTTAGCCAAAGCAATCATTATTGGAGTGTTAGCTATATCAGCATTGGTAGCAATTATCGGAACATTGGGGTTAATTATCGGACCAATCATAACTGGATTCTCTTATTTGGCGACTGCTGGAATAGCATTAGGAGCTGTGATTGCTGGTATATCTGCTCCCGTTTTAATAGTGATAGCGATATTGGCTGCATTGGTAACTGCTTTTGTGCTGGTTTGGAAAAACTGGGACAAGATAAGCAAGTTCTTCAAGAAGTCGTGGGCTACAATTTCAAAGCTCTTTGGTGCTGGAACTAAAAAAGTTTCTAAAGCATTGTCGGGTTGGTGGAGTGGAGTATCAACAAAGTTCAAAGACGGAATGGCTAAAGTCGGTGAAGCATTTGCAAATGGTTGGAACGCCATTAAGGACTTCGCTAAAAACATTTTGAAAATAATACTGACCATAATAGAGTTCCAGTTAAGAGTTCTGCTCGGATTGTTTATCACAATTCTAAATGCCATATTCCCCAAATGGAGGGAGTGGCTAACTGGAATGTTGAATTCCGCTAGAGTGTTGTGGGCGAAAATCCAAGACTTCTTTGTTAATGCTTGGGAAGTATTAAAGACAGCTTTCCAGATTTGGTTGTTCCTAATGATAGAACCCTGGCGACAAGCGTGGATAGTTATGAGCGGTATAGTAACGACTATCTGGAATAGCATTGTTGAGTTCTTTACTGCGACTTGGAATAAGATTAAAGGCAACTTCCAAAAGAATGTTGGTTTACTTAAAGCTATATGGAAAGTATTTAGCACAGCATTTTCAAGTGCTTGGACGAAGATGTGGGACGGGGTTGCTGGTATATTCACGAATGTATGGGAAGCAATCAAGGCATCATTCAAAGCATCTATAAATTGGATTATAGGAAAAATCAACTATATGATAAACGCTATCAACAGACTGATAGACGGAATAAATAATCTAGCTAAAGTTGGCGGAGGCAGAGGATTTACTATCCCTAACATTCCTAATATAGTTCCATTGGCTAAAGGTGGTATCGTAACCAAACCTACTCTAGCTATGGTTGGGGAAGCTGGACCAGAAGCAGTAATACCTTTGAACAGGGGTGCTGGTGCTGGAGGTATGGGAATAAATGTAACGCTGAATGTAGGAACAATTATCGGTGGTGGAATGAGTATGGAAGATTTGGCATTGGCTATCGGAGATACTCTAGTGGATAAATTAAAAACTAATATGAGGGTTTAAATAACTCAATGGCTAAAGCTCTAAAGATTACAATAGACGGAACAGTTAGAACCACCCTTATTGATTGGAAGTCGGTAAGGGTTAATAAGAATCTGACCTCCCAAGTAGATACTGCTCATTTTACTTATGACAAATTCGGAGATAGGACTTGGCAACCTGCTGAAGCCAAAGAAGTAATAATTGAGTTTGATGCTGACGGTGGTGCAGGGTTTGAAAGAATCTTTGGAGGGTATACAACTACTGTCGTTTCAAATGTAGAAAAGGTAGGACACAGAGTTTACACAATTAAATGTAAAGACTATAACTATTTACTAGATAAAAGATTAGCCATAGAATCGTATGTTTCAAAAACACCTAAACAAATTGTTGATGACCTTGTTAGTGTTTATGCTTTTGGCGAGGGTATTACAACTACTGGAGTTGATACCACCCCAATAGTAGATAGGATAGATTTTAGATATGTTCCAGTAAGACAGGCAATTAAAAAGTTGGCTGATGTTACTTATAAACAATGGTATATGATAGACGGGACTTTAGATGTAATAGATGACTTAACCCAGTTGAAGAATAGGATAGTTGTCAGGGGTGGGGAGTATGACGGTAGTAGTCAGATAGATAGGTTTGTCGGGCAAGGTTCTACTGGTGCAGAAAAGGATATATTCGTTCTAGGTTATAAACCAAAGCTCAATCTATCTACTGGATTTACCCTAGTAACAACCACAGCCACAGGTGGTAGCCCTACAACTGGAACTCTGGGCATAGAGGGATTGGCTGATGAAACTGCTGTAACTGCTGTAATTAACCAGAGGGATAGAACAATGAGGTTCACATCAGGCAACGCTCCACTATCTACTTATCTGGTAACTGCAACATATATTCCTATCCTCCCTGTAATCGTTGCTGTGGAAGATACCTTTTCAGTTGCCACTTACGGATATAAAGAATACTCAATCAACGATACAAACATAGCTTCTAAACAAGCTGCGAAAGATGCTGGTAATGCAGAGTTGAGTTCTTACGCTTTACCTCTAACTAAAGGTGGCTTTCAAACATATACAGACGGTTTAGATTCAGGACAGCTTATAAATATAAACTCTACCTTTGGCGGTATCAATGCTGACTACCTTATTTATCGGGTGGTTATCAGTATGTTTCCCCCAACAACATTGTTCTACACAGCAAAGTTTACTTCGGAAGTTAATTATGGAGTTATGGAGTTCTTTCAACAGCTTTTGATAGACCCAGAGCAATTAATTGACGGTTCTAGTGAGGGAGCGATAGAAAAGGTAGAGGTAAGAACGGAAAAGATTGGTATAATAGAATCAGCTAGTAGTCAGGTCCGAGGCGATACTGACACATCTGACGGGGTTGAAATGATAGAAGATACTGCAACTGCGATAGATACACCTAAAACTTGGGTGTGGGGAAAATACACTCCAACTGGCATAGCTGATGTTAAAAGACCACTATTCGCTGATGTAGATAGCGATTGGGCATAAGGAAAACTATGATTAAAAATACTTCACAGGCAATAAAGGAAACACAGTTTGGGATTAAATATAACTATAAGCTGACTACCGCAGATATATCCACACCCAGAGCAAACAACATTTACCAAAAAGCTCTTAAACTTTTGGACGGGGGTAACAAAGATAAGGGAATGGCGTTAATTCGCCAACTTAATAATATCTTCGGACAGGTTGTTTCATACGACCACAACATAGTTCCTACTGTTGGATTGACTGAATTAGCCAAAGCCATAAGTGGAAACACTACTGGGCTAGACCAGCTAGAGATAAACTATGGTGCTGTCGGTAACGGAACGGGAACACCAGCATTAGGAGATACAGCTTTAGATTCAGAAGAATTTAGAAAAACAGATAGCTCATTAACCTACGCTTTAGGAAAGGCGTATGTAACTATGTTCTATACAGCTACCGACTTTACTACCACAGGAGCTATCGGTAATTTAAAAGAACACGCTTTATTTATAGACGGAGCTACGGGTGCTGATAGTGGAACACTCTGGAGTAGAGTGCTTTTGAATAGCCCTACGGGAATTGCAAAAACAAACTTACAAAGTTTAACAATAGATTACGAAGTAGAATTTACTAACGCTTAAAATATATGCCACAAAGTCCCTCAATTTTAGTAGTAGCAGGTGAAGAAGTATTAGCTTCCGAAGCTAATCAGATAGGTGGAAACCTCTTTTTAAGAGCCCAAGCCCAAGACACCCCCAACACAACCTTAAAAGTTAAGGCGGGGTTCGCTTACTTTGGAAATTCTAAAATAGATATATCAGATACCAACACGACTGGATTCGCTACTCCCTCATCTAACCCAAGATTAGATTTAGTGGCTATGACTTCAACTGGTGGTTTGACTGTTACACAGGGTGCTGAAGCTGGTAGCCCTACTGCTCCAACATACCCAGTAGCAGAGATACCTATTTGTTTGGTTTACAACCGAGTAGGACAATCAACTGTTACTAATACAGACGATTCTACTAATGCCTACATCTATCAAGATGTTCGCCCAACTTTAAGTAGATATGGTTTAACTCAATTTACAGGGGACGCTTCTGACGGGAATGTAACTATTACTGGAGCTACAACTCTAACCAGAGATATGTATTACGATAATCTAACAGTTAATACGACTGGAGGTTTAACAACTGCGGGGTATCGGGTATTCGTAAAAAACACTTTAACTAATA